GTGTTAGATATAGCACAAATTGTTTTTTACAATCTGTCCCTAACTCAATAAGAATGCAACTGTGGGAACAAGAAAATATCTCTAGGGAAAGATATAAATTTGTAGCAGAAGACGGTATAATATATAATATAAAACAAAAATAAAATGAATCTTTCCCGAAACTTTACTCTCCAAGAGTTAATCAAATCGGACACTGCGGTACGATTAGGGGTTGATAATAATCCTAATGCTAATCAAATTGAAAAATTAAAATTACTGTGTGAAAATATTCTTCAACCCGTACGTGATCACTTTGGCCCAGTTATGATTACCAGCGGATTTCGTACTCCTGAATTGTGTCTTAAAATAGATAGTTCAATTACTAGCCAACACTGTAAAGCTGAGGCAGTTGATTTTGAATGTATGGGTAAAGACAATGCTGAAGTTGCAGATTGGATTTATAAAAACCTTGATTTCGATCAAATGATTTTAGAATTTTATGTTCCAGGAGAACCTAACAGCGGGTGGGTGCATTGTAGCTATGTTAGTGAAAAACCTAGAAAACAATTCTTGAGAGCTTTTAAAGAAGATGGTAAAACTAAATATAAACCAATTATAGGAAAGGCGGTAGATTTAGTATGAGTATTTCAAGATCACAAATGACAAAACAAATTGATGGTCAACTCAGAGGAGCAAGAAAGAAAAAAGCTCCAAAAGGTTATCATTACATGCCCAACGGTAGGTTAATGAAAGACAGTGCCCACAAAAAGAAGAAATCAAATAGCTAAAAACCTAAGGTCTTCAAAGTTTAGGCAAAAAGTGGTACAATCCAAGAAATTGTATAATCGCAAAAAGGATACTAATGGCAACATCAGGGACTACGAGCTTTAATTTAAATATAGACGATGTTATTTCTGAAGGTTATGAAAGATGCGGTCTATCGACCAATTCTGGTTATGACATGCGTTCAGCTAGAAGAAGTTTAGATTTATTATTTGCTGAATGGGGAAACAGAGGCATTCATTTATGGAAAACTGAATTGAATGAAATTGCTTTAGTACAAGGTCAAGCTAATTACACTGTTGATTCTGATGTAAATGATGTTTTAGAGGCTTATGTATCTTCTACTGCAGCAGCAGGTAACAATGCAAATACTCAAGATGTATCTTTAACTAAAGTTGATAGATCTGCATATGCAGCTTTACCAAACAAATTAGCAACAGGTCAACCTTCTCAATATTACGTAGACAGACAAACAACACCAATTATATATCTCTACCAAGCACCTGATTTAAATACTTATACAACTTTAAAATTTTATGTGATTAAAAGAATTGAAGATGCTGGAGCTTACACTAATGATCCAGATGTAGCTTACAGATTTTTACCATGCATGTGTGCAGGACTTTCATATTATTTGGCTATGAAAAAAGCACCTGCTTTAGTACAACAAAATAAATTAATTTACGAAGATGAATTGAAAAGAGCTTTAGATGAAGATGGTCAAAGAGCATCTACATTTATAACTCCACAATCATTTTATCCTAATGGAGTTTAATTATGGCAAAATGGGCAACAGGTAAAAGATCACAAGCAATATCAGATAGATCAGGTATGGCATTTCCTTATAATGAAATGGTTAAAGAATGGAATGGCTCATTAGTTCATTATTCTGAATTTGAACCTAAACATCCACAAATAAGAAGAAAACGTGTGGTGGCAGATGCTATTGCTTTACAAAACACAAGACCTCAAAGATTTCAACAACCAACAGATATAAGTGGTGTCGAGGCGGATTCAGGTGGAGCTTCAGTAGGTGTTGCTAACTTAATACTTCCTGGAGATTTTGCATACGATAATAAAGGAACCTCTGCAATGATACCTGCAGATCCTTCTTTGCAAAATAGACGAAGACAATTATCAATAGGTATAAGATCTGTAACAGTGGAGATTTCATAATGGCAATTACTTATCCAGATTTTTTAACACAAGTAAGAAACTACACTGAAGTAAGCAGTAATGTTTTATCAGATACACTAATACAAAATTTTATTAGACATGTTGAGTTAGATGTGGCCGGTAAAGTTGATTATGATGACTTAAGAAAATATTCTACATCTAATTTTACAGCTGGTAATAGAGCAGTAAGTTTACCTGCAGATTTAACAATTATAAGATCTGTGCAAGTAATTGACGGCTCAACAAGAACTTATTTAGAAAAAAGAGATACTAGTTTTATATCTGAATACAATAATAATGCTGCTCAAGGTCTTCCTAAATACTGGGCTAATTGGGACGATTTTAATTTAATAGTAGCTCCTACTCCAGATTCTGCATATACAATTCAAGTTAATTTCATTAAAGATCCACCACAGTTCACATCAACTAATAATACATTCTTATCTACATACCAAGAATCAATGTTATTGCATGGTGTCTTAGCTGAAGCTTTTAGATATTTAAAAGGTCCTATGGATATGTACAAGCTGTACAATGACAAGTATAATGAAGAAGTACAGAATTTTGCCCTTCAGCAAATGGGTAGAAGAAGACGTGCGGAGTATGACGATGGCGTACCAAGAATTAAAGTTCAAAGTCCTACTCCTAATACAACTTATTAATAAGGAGAACAATTATGGCTATTACAACTAATGCAATTTGCAATTCATTTAAAAAGCAATTGATGGGTGGTGAGCATGATTTTGATAGTGCAGGTGGAGATACATTCAAATTAGCAATGTATATTTCCACTGCTACATTAGGAGCATCAACTACTCAATATACAACATCTGGCGAAGTAAGTTCACCAGCAGGATATACTGCAGGTGGAAAAGCTTTAGTTAACCAAGGTGTTAAAGTTTCATCAGGAGTCGCTATCACTGACTTTGCTGATTTATCTTTTACTGGAGTTACACTAACAGCTAGAGGTGCTTTGGTTTACAACACAACTACTGACGGTGGCACAAACACTACTGAAGCAGTTGCTGTTTTAGATTTTGGTGGAGACAAGACTGCAACATCTGGAACATTTACAATCCAGTTCCCTGCATTCACAACTTCTGCTGCGATTTTAAGAATTGCGTAATAAAGCAATAAGGAACTAAAATGATATGGCTACTTGGGGACAACAAACATGGGGCTTCGAAAACTGGGGTACACTCGGTGATGTCTCTGTTACCCTAAGTAGCACAAATCTTTCCGCAACAACTTCTATAGGAACCGCTACCGCTGAAGGTATTCTTCAAGTCGGTTGGGGTGGTGACACTTGGGGAGAAAACACTTGGGGTGATTTATCAGGTGCTTTTGCAAACCCAACAGGAATTCAAGCTACATACTCCGTAGGATCCGTAACAACAACAGCTAACGCTAACATTGATGTTACTGGAATACAATTAACTGCAACTAACCCAGGCGCAGTTGGTGGTGCATCAGTAGATGTAATACCAGTAGGACAAGAACTTCAAACATTTTTTGGTGAAGAAACAATTGGTATAGGTGTAAACGTTACTGGAATTTCTTTAACACCAACACCAGGTACAGTAACAATTGATGATAACTTCTTAATTGGTTCTGGATGGGGTAGAGATGCCTGGGGATCAATGGTATGGGGTGATGCTTACTCTGCACAAACAGGATCAGTATCTGCAACTATGTCAATTGGTGCAGTTGCTGAAATCACAGCAGATGCAAATGTAGAATTAACAGGACAAGAATTACAAACTCAAATTGGTGAAGAAACTATTACAGGTGATGGTAATGTAGACGTTACTGGAATTCAATTAACAACAAGTATTAACGATGTACAAGCATTATCTGTAGTCGGTAGCCAAATGACTATGTCTACTCAAACAGTAGATATTGAAGCAGGTGGTAATGTATCAGTAAACCCAATCGAAGATAACTTAGATTCATTTATTGGTTCTGTAACCCTTGATATTGGTGTTACTCCTGCAGCAGTTGGATCAGAGGCTACAATGTCTATTAGTGGTGTAACAACAACCGCAAACGCTAATGTAGATATTACTGGTCAACAGCTAACAAGTTCTATAGGTGAGGAAACAGCATTTACTGACGTTGTAGTATCAGTTACTGGCCAAGAAT